AGCAAATCAAGACAAAAAATGAATTACTAGATTTAAGATCACAAGTCGTGGCAAAAAAAGTATATTGGGTCATGCCTGCTATCAAACCAGAGATACAAGAAATAATCGAGGGGGTGGCAAACATGTATGGCGATTGGATTGTTCGAATCCCAAGTCTTTCAAAGGATGGTGTGCATCCAACTCAAAAGGGATATAAGAGAATTGGCGAGATTATAAAATGAAGGTACATGTCTGCGATGTATGTAATTATATCTTTGAAGAATCAGAATATGGAAGATTTGAAGATTTAGATGATAATTGGGCATGTCCTCATTGTGGGTCAGAGAAGGATATGTTTGAGAAAAAAGAAATAGATGAAGGTGAAAATTCCTAAATAACACCATGAACGAAGTAACAGAAACAAAGAAGTATGGTTGTGGATGCGGTCGAAGTCCGACTGGCGTTTGCATTGGATTACATAAGTTAACAAATGAGCAGTATAAGGCTCATCTTGAAGAACAGAAACAATTAAACGAACAAACAAAACCACAACTCTTAAAAGGATAATAACAGCGTAAACATTTAGGTAAAGGCATCTTGGACGGGGTTTCAATACCCCCATCTCCACCAAAAGCACATCTTGAAAAGTCTTGGTGTGTTTTCTGAGGGGATGACAGGTTTCGACAGGTTGAGTAATAGACAAAATGCGCTCGTCAGGCGAATGACGATAATATAGCAAAAACCGTAAATGCAAACGATAATTCATTTACACCTATGGCGATGGCGGCTTAAAACCCAAAATCGTACAAAGAGTTGACTCACTTGGTAACAGAACGAGTCTGGGGTGGTGGTGCGAACCACCACCCTTTTCTGTCCACTGCAATAATGGAGACTTAACATGAATGCAGTAAATATACTTCGTGATGTAGAAAATTATTTTGATCGCAATCACAACTTCTTTATGCTCTGGGGTGGCTTATTCGCTACTCTCTTTTTTGGATTGTTTGTGCCATATGACTTGCATCACAGGGCTTCAGTAAAACTTGAAGCCGAGCGACAAGTAAATACATTTTTATCTCATCAAATCCTAGAGATGACCACTCGCATGGAGTTTCTTGAATTATCATACGAAAGAAAACAAAAGGTCATGCGTGAAGTTGAGTGTCTAGCCAGGAACATTTACTTCGAAGCAGGTGGTGAGACTCGTGCTGGCAAGATTGCTGTTGCAGAAGTTACCATGAACCGAGTGAAGAGTAATCAATTTCCAAAGACCGTTTGTGGTGTTGTTCACCAAAAGCATAAGAACATCTGCCAGTTCTCTTGGGTCTGTGAAGGAAAGCGTTCGGTACGCAATAACAATTCTTGGCGTGAATCGCAAAGAATTGCTGAAAGTATATTGATTTCTAAGAAGAGATACGGTATAATAGGTGATGCCAAATACTTTCATGCAACTTATGTTAACCCAACTTGGGCTGATGAAAGTCGAATGATTGCTCGAATCGGTAATCATATATTTTATCATTGAGGCTTTATGCGAATTATAAATGATCTAAAACTTGACTACAAGGATGTTTTGATTACACCGAAACGATCTACTCTTGCGTCTAGAAGTGAAGTGGAATTAAGAAGACATTTTAAATTTCGCAGTGGGAATGAATGGTACGGTGTTCCAATTATAGCAGCCAACATGGACGGTGTTGGAACATTTGAGATGGACTCGGCGTTAGATAAATGCCACACGATGGCTGCATTGACAAAACATTTCAAAGATGTTGAATTGATAGAACAGTTTAACAAGAAACTCAACAGCAGCGTCTACTCTCTTGGTATCAGTAACAATGATCTCAACAAATTTGATAATGTTTATCATTTAGTGGGCGATAAACATATTAAAGTTTGCATTGATGTTGCGAATGGATATACACAAGCGTTTGTAGAATTCATACAGAAATTCCGCGATCGATATCCTGGTGTTATTTTGATGGCAGGTAATGTTGTCACACCAGAGATGACAGAGGAATTGATTCTCGCAGGTGTTGACATCGTAAAAGTTGGCATTGGTCCTGGTTCAGTTTGCACTACTCGCAAGATGACAGGAATCGGCTACCCACAGTTGAGTGCAGTTATTGAGTGTGCTGATGCTGCTCATGGTCTCAAGGGTCATATCATAGCGGATGGCGGGTGTTCCGTTCCTGGAGACATTGTAAAAGCATTTGCTGCGGGAGCTGATTTTGTAATGCTTGGTGGAATGTTGGCGGGTCACAAGGAAGGTGGTGCTTCTTCATTCAGTGACAATCGATTCTATGGCATGAGTTCTGATACAGCCATGGATCTGCATAATGGTGGTGTTGCCAATTACAGAGCATCTGAAGGCAAAACTGTAGAGATTCCATATCGCGGTGAAGTGAGCAAAACTATTCAAGATATTTTAGGTGGGTTGCGTTCAGCATGTACATATGTGGGAGCATCAGAACTAAAAGAACTGAGCAAGAGAACAACTTTTGTTCGCGTGACGCAACAACTAAATGAGACACTGAGTGCTTATGAGATCTAATATGGCAAATCGTGAAGAAAAAAATAACTTCTCTATGATGATTATGAATCTGGCTATTCAAGAAAAGATTGATCACATGGATGCTGTTACAACATATTGTGAACGGCACAATCTTGAGATTGAAGTTGCCGCCAGTTTGATTAATGATTCTTTAAAGAGTATCATTGAAGGTGAAGCAATGGAATTAAGATTCTTGCCGCGAGGAAGTCGACTGCCTCTATGAACGGATATGATCTTTATTGCATCTATCAGGCGATTAAACTACACTTTACTTCTGAGGGTTATAACTTCTTTCAGTATGATGGCAAAACTCGAGTATCAATAGATGCATTTCAAAAACGCCGTGACAAGTTTCTATTCCATCGTCTTGCGCGCAAGTATCGCGACGATGAGATGGTTCCATTTCTGGTTGCTAATTTTGTACACAGTGACAATAATTGGACCAAGTCATTGCTTGAAGACCAGGCTGAAGAAACTTATAGAGATTGGAAACAAACCACGGACTCAATGAGCAAGGTCTATGCTGAAGATCTACAAAAGATCTGTAGTGATCCAAACAAGTTTAATGATTTATTTAAAGTTGAAGATGGACAGTTTCCACCATTACTGAATCTTCTTATGCAAAAAGAAGTGACTATAGAAACTATGGTGATTCTCAATAACATCTTCGACTTTATTCGAATTTGGGATAAGAAGATTTCTGATGATATCATCTATCCCAAAGTGTCAAGAAAGGTACGCAAGTATGGTGCATTCTTGACAGTAAATGTTGACAAGTACAAGCTCTTGACAAAAGAAACTTTACTTGCTCAACAGAATGCTATATAATAATATAGTAATGAAGAAAGTGGATAAGCAAAATACAATTTATACAACGTTATACGGAGAATACAAATGAGTCTATCAAATCTAAAGAAGGGTTCGTCCCTTGATAAGTTGAAGAAAGCAGTTGAGCAATCTTCAGCAGGTGGTGGCGGTTCTAAGAACATCGATGATCGTTTTTGGCAACCAGAAACTGATGCTGCTGGTAATGGGTACGCTGTCATTCGTTTCCTCGACACACCTGCTGTCGATGGCGAAGATGGTCTGCCATGGGTGCAAATCTGGTCCCACGGTTTCCAAGGTCCAGGTGGCTGGTATATTGAGAACTCTCTCACTACTATGGGTAAGAACGATCCAGTTTCTGAGCACAACACTGTTCTTTGGAACTCTGGCATTGAAGCAAATAAAGAAATCGCTCGTAAGCAGAAGCGCAAGCTGACTTACATTGCAAATGTTCTTGTTGTCTCTGATGCAAAGCGTCCAGAGAATGAAGGAAAAGTTTTCCTCTACAAGTTTGGTAAGAAGATCTTTGATAAGATCAAGGAAAAACTTGAGCCTCAGTTTGCTGATGAAACACCGCTGAATCCGTTTGACTTCTGGAAGGGTGCGAACTTCAAGGTCAAGATTCGTCAGGTCGAAGGCTATCGCAACTACGATAAGTCAGAGTTCGAGGCTGCTGCTCCATTGTTCGCTGGTGATGATGCCCAGATTGAAAAGGTCTGGAAGTCTGCTCACTCGCTCAAGGATTTCTTGAAGCCTGATAACTTCAAGTCCTATGACGAACTCAAGGCGAAGTTGGATAAGGTTCTTGGTGCGGGTGGTGCCTCTGCGGCATCTGCAAAGAGAATTGATGATGAACAGACAGATGCTCCTGTTGTTCGTTCCACTTCTGCCAAGAAAGTGACTGCTGAAAGCGTCAGCGTCGATGATGACGATATGGCGTTCTTTGAGAAGTTGGCAAAAGACTAAACATCGCTTATAAGCACGGTGTGCGTTCCATGGTGATGTTTGGGGGGACTAGAAATAGTCCCCCTTTTTTTTATGCAATAATCGCTGAAGTAAATGATGTTGGGTGAGCAAAATCTCTTGATATTGCTCGATTAAATGCATTTTCATCTGATCTAGTTGATGCTTTTTGCATTGGCTGGTTTGGTGGTGGAGTTGCTTGTTTACCGCCGCCACTCGAATTATTGACTACCATTGGTGCTGCTGGTGGTGGTGCCGCTTGTGCAGTCATTTGTGATGAAGCGAGTTGAGCAGAACCTTGAGCAACTTGATTTCCTGTTGTACTTGCTACAGGAGTTAATTGCGCACTACTAGAAGGTGCTGCAGCGACCATGGAAGGTGCTGCTGCAGGAGGTGCTGCTGCAGGAGGTGCTGCTGCAGGAGGTGCTGCAGCGACCATAGAGGGTGCTGCTGCAGGAGTTACTTGCGCACTACCAGAAGGTGCTGCTGTAGTTGAACCGCCACCACCACCACCGCCTCCACCGCCTCCACTAGCTGGTGCACCAGCAGAGGCAACGAGACCACTCTCTCCAGAATATGTATTCACTTTAGCAAGAATTTCTGCGCCTATACCTTTTGTTAAATCTAGATTACCACCAATTGCTTTTGTAACTGCATAATTTGCTGTCTTTTGATCTGCAAAATCTTGCTTACCCTTTAGAGCTGTCATCACATATGACGCAGAGATTTTGGCTGCAACTGTAGGGTCATTGGCTAAATCTGGATTTTTCACAAGATCTTCACCAACCTTTTTCCCATAAAATCTGTAATTATTTTTGCCAGTTAATTGAATGTATCCTCTACCGCGATACTTAAATCCATCTCCAGGTTCAGTATTGCCCATTGATTGTCCAATTGACGTATCCTTACCATACATCAACTCACCCATCGATGTTGGACTAGATTTAATTTGTGTCAATTGTGCATCATCGTATCTTGCTGCACGCCTTGTGAAAATTTTGCGAATTCTATCAAGAGCTGTATTCTTGTAATTCATATTTTCAGAAATTGGTTTAAAATTAGATTCTTTTTTAATATTTGCGAGCAAGGCAACTTGAGCAAATTTATTATTCAGACCAGCCTCTTGCATTGCAATATTGATAGGTGATCCAGTCATATTTTTTATATCACTACTCACTGACTTATCTGTTTCTGCAAGACTTTGAGTTATACCTGCTTCAGTTGAAGATATATCAATAGATCCTCTGCTGCCGAAACCACCGCCGCCTCCACCGCCGCCACCGCCACCGCCGCCTCCACCGCCGCCGCCAGTTGCAGCAGTTACAGGACCTGATCTCGCAGATGCAGTTGCTGTTGAAACAGTTGATGATCCAGGCATTGCACCTCGATTGGCTGCACTTACAGGAGAAGCTGGCGGTTTAGTTGCTGGTGTTGGTTTTACTTCACCAGTGCTTTTTGTGGTTTGCACTTTTGGATCAAATAATTGTTTCTCAGCATCTGATAGAGCAGAAAACTCGCTCCACAACGAATAAAGATCATAAGCCATCCACAAACTACCAACAACAGTTACCGCAGAAGCAACCCAACCAACGCCTGGAACAACTGCCATGCCACCTGCAAGTGCCAGTCTCGCGCCAATCTTGGCGAATAGTTTAGGTGCTTTTTTCTCGACAAATTTTAAGAAAATATCCCATGCTTTTGATTTGACATTCTTTACAACTGCAGTTTGTCCTATTTTATTTGCTGCAACTGCGCCACCAGCTGCACCAGCCGCACCAGCAGCTGACGCAGCTGCTTGTATCTTAATATCTTTTTTCTCAGCAGCGATTTGATCGGCGATTATCTTTTTTTCTTCTGGAGTTTTTGCCTCCATTGCTTGTTCTTTTAGAGCCTCACCACCTTGAACCTCAAGGTTAGGATCTCTAAATGAATCAACTGCTTGATATGCGAGAAAACCACCAGCGGCTGCACCCAATAAACCACCCATACCACCAAGACCACCACCACGACGACCACCACCACGACGACCACCACGAAGACCACGGCGACCGCCACGACGACCACCACGACGACCAGGAATAAGATCAATAAGATCTCCAAATCCTGATCCACCATCATTTTTATCTAATAAGTCGTCAAGTTTTTTATGAATTGTTTTATTTTCTGGTTCGCCAAGTGTTTTTAAAATGCTCTCTATCGAATCAGCAATGCGAATCATTGGATCTTCGTCTGCTGCAATTGCTGCGCTCAATGCATCTGTTCTAGAGACACCTGCGCTTTTTCGTTTTACTGCACCAGTTTCTTTAAACTGTGCAAAGGTTGCATCTGAACTTTTAGCAAATTTTCCTTTAGCATCTCGATATAAGGTTTTTCCAGTTTTTGGATCAATCTCTGATTTAAATCCTCTATTTACAAGAGTAAATTTTGCAAGTGCTCGTACATTTTTTTTAATCTCTGTAACATTACGAAGAATTAGTGAAAGTGGTTTTGATAGGTCACCTACACCACCACCGCCGCCACCACGCCCAACCTTCTGCTTTTTATCTAGATCGAACTTTGCTCGAGCTTCTTTAACTCGATCAGCAGATTCCATTTTTTCAAGACCGAGATTTTTAAACAAATCACCTAAATCTTTTCCTAATAGACCCTCAAAAAATGCTTGTCGACGACCTGTCGTCCCTTTTATCGCAATGGCATATTCTTTTGCCATTTCAGACCTTGCTGATGCTGATGCAAAGGCACCTCCGATAAACCCCTTTCCTTCTCTTGCAGCTGCAGCTGCAGCATCTGCAGATTTTTTATATGCAGATAGACTCTCTGAACCTTTAGAGGATTTTTTATTCTTTGCAACTTCTTTGATGATACTATCCAAAACACCTTTTGGTGCATTTGGTAATTCTTTCTTTAAAGTTTCTTGTAATTTTTTTGGATCTATTTCCATTTATTTTTATCTTCTGCGTTGCATTTCTATCATCTTCATTTTTTCGTTTTGTTCCTTTATCATTTCCTGCAGCATAGTTATGTAAATTTGCTTTTCCCACGGTATCAAATTCTCTAATTCAGTTAAAGAATATTTGTGATGCTGCATCATTGAAAAATTAGTTGTATAGTAATTTTTCAAGTTCTCATAACCAAAAATTAATCGAAAAAACTTAGAATACCCTCCACATGCACATTATGCACGAATTGACATTTGCTGCATGCGAGTTCCTGTTCTAGAACTACACGAGGACTGGTTAAGAAAAACTGCTTGATATTTTGCACTTGATCAAGCGTTAAATTATCAAAGAATGCCATTAATTCTTCTTTTGTGACAGAGTTTTTTTTGTAAACTTGATCTTGATCATAGATATAATCAAGATACTCTGCAATTATCTCATATCCACCATCATCAAATTTATCATCTAATGCTGCTTGTGGAATAGATATCGATGGATAATTAAACTTAACTCCTACATTTTCTGTTAATTTGATAATACTAGAATGATTTTCTGTATCTTGATACTTGATATTCTTCAATAAAAGATCAAATTGTGTAGCATGACCACATTCTTTATCCTCTACAACATTGTTACATGTATAGATCATCTGAGCTGTTTCGCCGACTGAGTTAATTCGCATATGTAAAAAGAACATCTCAACATCAAATGTTGGGAGATTGTCTACATCTATTTCATCTATACAACAATTTGTAATAATTTGTTTAATGGTCGATGCAATCTCTTTTAAATCCTCTGATTCTTTCGCCATCAAAAGAAGTTTTTCTTCTTTTACAAGAAATGGTCGAAAACGAATATTCTTATCAAGCGATTTTAAATACACTTCATGTATAGGATGTTCAATTTTTGGCAAAGGCATAATTTACTCCACAGTTTAAAAATTAATAACTACCACTTGCACCACCACCAGCAAATCCTCCCCCTTCACCACCTTTAAAGGGTGGTTGTGGTTGCGTTGTTTGCGGTTTTGATGATGGTCGTTGATTGGTGACAGGTGGTTGAGAACCAGAGGCAGGTTGACTTGGATTCGATGGGGTTCTACCATCTTTATATACTGCTCTCTCTAGATCACCAGTTAACCAGTACTCATATCTAAATGTTACAGCGAGACGATGAATTCCATCATCTGCCCAATTTAAACTCATTGGTGCAATTGATGTGGGAAATATATTGTAGAATTGCACTTTGTACATGATTATTGGGCGATCATCTTCTCCCTCAACTCCTTGATTTGTAGCCTCTGCAAATTGATTGATTTCAAGCGATGGAGCTAGATATGCAATTCTATAATTTGGATTATAACTTGTATCAAATGGAATAACAAGATTTAGCCATTTATCGAATAATTTTTTCTCCCAGAAATCGCCAGAGCAAATAAATGTTAATGTTAGATCTCCAAATGTAGGAAAAGAGGCAACTGGTGAAGAAACACCATAGTAGCGACCGTCGACAGTATTTACAGTATATCCTGGGAGTTCTGTTGTTTCGCATTGAAAGCGAAGGTCAGTAGCATCTAAACCTAATCTGGTTGGTGCAGTAATTCTAACATCGAATTTCGAAGTTTTTGCGAAATCATCATGTTTTGCAAAATGATCTCTAAATTGATTTATATTAAATGCCATTAAGATCTATACACCATCTTTTCAAAAGGAAGAAATATTGCTGTTTCCCAATTATCTGGCTCGATATAAATTAATGGAGACATGATATGAGAAAACAAATAACGCTTTATACAAGGTTCAATTGATCGATATCTTCTAGATTTAGAGAGTAAATCATACGACAATCTAAACTTTGTCGTATCATCATATTTATCATTACTTATAAAGTCATGTAAACGATCTAAAAGAACTAAACGACTTGACGGGTCTAAGTAATGTAAATTTAATCCTAGGAACCCATCACTGTATGTTTCCATAGGAAGAACCAGTGGAAATTTGTCCCACATCGGAAGAGTATCTTTAAGTTTAGGGTCATAATGATACAGGTACATTCTTCCTACAAAGGCTTGCGACGAAATTCGTTTTGCATCATTTAGAAGATTAGATCGATTAGACGGAATCTTGAGTTTTGAGAGCTGTGCTCCAATAAATCCACGAGCTGCCGCAGTGCGCGGTTTAATGCCTGCGGCTGTCATCTCTTTATTCAATTTATCAAATAATGATGGCATTAGATACCTATATCTTTTTCAGTAACAACCTTAAACTGCCAATTTCTGTCTTTACAGTATTCTACAGCAGCCTTCCATTTTGCTTCATTTACACCCCAAGTCATAACTTCATTGATGTATTTTCGAGTTATTTTGCTTCTTTTCTCTGGAGGTTCAGCCTGACTTTTTGGCTTAACTTCGAGAATCATCGCCTCTAGAATCCCTTGTTTGTTCTGAACTCTTGCAAAAAAGTCAGGAAAATATCGATGCCAACGATTGTCTATTGGAGATAAATAAGGTATTATAATCTCTTCATTAGACCATTCGATTACATTTGAATTTATATCCAAGTGTATCATAACTCGGCGTTCCCACAGAGATCTATACCAGATGTTTGTAGGATCACCTAAATATTTGTTAGTATTCTTAGGACTAAATTTACCAGAGTAAGCCATGCATTTATTTAGTAGAGAACAATACAATGTCAATTATTGATTTAAAAATTGCAAGAGGTCCAAATAAGCTCTTCGAAGGAAGTAATTTTGATTTTAAAGATTTAAGATTTCCTCCAGGTGTTGGTAATAATCCAAGGCTATTACATTCTATAAAATTTACTCCTACTATTCAGACTAAATCTAGTTATAATGTAAAAACGACAGGTCCAAGTGCGGCAGATGTAAATCGAGAGGGTGGTGCGCAACTCGGAAGTAGTACAGATCCATTTGGTGCTGGTTCTGCTTTAGGAATTGGACTTGGATTAGGCGCTATAGCTGGAATTGCTGCATTCGGTGAGGCGATTGATGCGGTCGCGGATGCTGATCCTGTTAAAGTTGTTAAAGCTCCTGTTAAGATCGCTGCTGCTACTGTGGCTGGTGGTTTGAGGGGTATAGCAGCTGGTGCAATAATTAGTGCAATTGATTTAACGAGAAAAACTCGAAGAGCTGCAAGTTCAATTACTCTCTATATGCCCGATACTGTAACTCAAACTCAAGTATCGAACTATGATGCAGTTTCTATGACAGAGGCTTTTGGAGATGCTGGATTGATAGCGCAAGCAGGTGGATCTGTAATTGATAGTGCGACTGCTGCAGCAAAGTCAGGTAGCATTAGTTTCGGTCAAACACCAGGTTCAGGTGCTATAGCAGAGGTTGGTGCGAAAGTTGCAGGAGCAACTGGAGCATTTGGTGGAAATATTGAAAAAGCACTTTTATTTTCTGCTGGAGTTGCAAAAAACCCACAGGTTGAATTACTATTTGAAAACATTGCAAATAGAGAATTTCTTTTCGACTTCAAGTTTGTGCCAAGAAATCCACAAGAGTCGAAAGATATTATTAAAATTATTCAAACCTTTAGATTTTTTGCTGCACCTGAAATTCCAACATTAGGAAAAGGTCGCTATTTTATACCACCATCAGAATTTGATATCCAGTTTATGGTTGGCAATAAAATAAATCCAAATCTTCCTCTTATTTCAACATGTGTGTTAGAAGGCATTGATGTAAATTACGGCAGCGCAGGACAATGGACTGCATTTTTTGATGGTATGCCAGTTGAAATTTCAATGCAGCTTCGATTTAAGGAAGTCGAAATTTTGCACAAAGAACTTATACAACAAGGTTACTAATGAAATACTTCGAAAGTTTTCCTGGAACAATTTATACATTCGATAAGAATACTTTAAACAATCAACTTGTAACAAATATTCTTGCAAGATCTACATTTTTAAAGGAAATTGCAAATAATAGTAGCATTGCATATGAATACGAGGTAAAAGAAACTGATACTCCAGAGATTATTGCATATAAGATTTATGGTGATGCAAATCGAAGTTGGATCATCCTTATGTTTAATCAAATTATTAATCCTTACTACGATTTTCCATTAAAAAATGATGCGCTTGAAACATTCATTCAACAAAAATACAATCAAACAATCAATGAAGCACTTACAACGATTCATCATTATGAAAAAGAGGTAACAAAAGAAATATTTTATGGGCAATTATTGATAGATAAATCAACTCAAACATACAGTATTGGTGAATTTGATGTAGATTATTCGGATAATTCAATACTACCTAACACGCTTCCTGGCACGGCAGATACATCTTTATCTATAAGTACAGAAACTGTAATTTTTCCTGAATATACTTTAAAAATTACTACTATACATAAAGCAATTTCTAATTATACAAATGAATTAAACATAAATGATGCAAAACGATCAATTAAAATTTTAGAAAGTGTATATGTTCAACAAGTTGAAGATGAATTTAGGAGTTTAATGGCTGATGGCAGATAATGGTGTAAATAACTCAAAAGACTATGAGATAAAGAGTCTAGAGTTAATTAATTCTGGTGGTCAAACGATCGATTTGCGAGACATTTTTGTTGAATTGCAAATTTTTCAAGACATCTATTCTTCTGTCATGAGTGGAGACATACTTATCAATGATGGTAATGATACTTTCTCTAATTTTTATTTGTGCGGTAATGAATATCTAAAGGTAAGCATTGACAAACCTGGATTAAATCGTCCATTAGAAAGACTTTTTAGAATTTACAAAACTACAGATAGAAATCCATCGACTGATTCTGGTCAAACATACATTCTTCATTTTTGTTCTGATGAATTGATATCATCACAAACACTAAATGTAAGTAAAGCGTATAAATCAACTAAAATTAAAAATATTGTTTCAGATATTCTATTAAACGAACTAGGTGTTGATCCACAGAGAATTGCAAATTTAGAAGATACTTCTGGATCTTTTGATCTAGTTATTCCTGGGTATAGACCATTTGAAGCAATTCAATGGGTAACTTCTCGTGGATATGATCAAAAGAAATTTTGTTATTTCTTTTTTGAGAATAAAAATGGGTTTAATTTGATATCGTTACAAACGATGATTAAACAAAAACCATATAAAAAAATTAGGTATGAGATTAAGAAATCAGAAAGTGATCCAGCATTAAATAAAGATTCGATTGATGATTTTACTATTTTAAGCGATTTTGATATGCTAACTTCAATCTCAAATGGATCATTCTCTTCTCGATTGCTTTCGATTGACCTATTCTCGCAAAAATTTGAGAATGTCGATTATAGTTTGCTTGCAGCAGAAAGCCAAGGGAATTTAATAAACAAATTTAAACCTGTGAATTCATTTAAAAATTCTAAAAATGAAACTCTTTTCAATTCACCATATTCATTCTACAGAACTTACCTGACAACCAATGATACTATCTCAGAAAAAAGTAATGATATTAAATTTTGGTTATTACCAAGAGCATTACACATGACGCTACTGAATCACTTTAGAATTCGAGTTGTAGTTCCTGGTGATATTGAGATGAAAGCGGGTGATATGATTGATTATGAATTTCCTTTATTTGAAAGTGCTCAAACGAGCGGTAAAAAATTCGATAAAGCAAGAAGTGGTAAATATTTGGTTGCCTCGATCAATCATAAATTTAGAAGCACTTCATATGAATGTATTGCAGAATTAGTTGCTGATTCTTTTTCTGAAGCAATGCCTGTAGCAAAAGATGGATTAAATAAATTGACTAAGAAAGGTAAATAATTAAGTTATGCCTGGAGCAAAGAAAAGTTTTATTGGACTTGAAGGATTTATCTGGTATATTGGCGTCGTTGAAGACCGCCAAGATCCAGAGAAACTTGGTCGTGTCCGCGTTCGCTGCTTTGGTTGGCATACGGATGAAAAAAGTAAAATTCCAACAGAGCAATTACCTTGGGCGCATCCAGTAATTCCTGTTAACAGTCCAAATGCATATACACCGAAAGAGGGTGATATGGTTTTTGGATTTTTTATGGATGGTGATAATGCACAGAACCCTGCAATCATGGGTGTTTTTCCAGGAAAACCAGAAAATAAACCAGATTACCAAAAAGGATTTTCAGATCCAGGAAATAATCTAGGAAACAGACCAAAAAAACCTGATGATGCATCCGAGCAATATCCAAAATCAAAATATATTAGAGAGCAAACTACGAATAGACTCTCTCGCGGAAAGCCAGACGGTACAATTATTTCTACAAGAAAGAAAAATTTAAAGAAAAATATTACCTGTGTTGGCGGCGTGTCTTGGAGTGAACCAACCCCTACATTTAATCCAACTTATCCATATAATAATGCACTAGAAACTGAGTCGGGTCACGCTCTAGAATTTGACGATTCACCAGGTCAAGAAAGAGTGCACCTTGCTCACAGAAAAGGATCATTCATTGAAATTGATAAAGATGGAAATCGAGTTGAAAAGATTGTAAAAGATAATTATTCTTTGACAATGGGATCAAATTTTGTATACATTTCTGGTAAATGTTCTGTGACTGTTGATGGTGATTGTAATTTAAAAGTTGGTGGCAATTTAAACATTGGCGCTGATGGTGATGTTCGAATCAAAGGAAAGAATGTTTTAATTGAGTCCACATCAACAACTGACCTTAAAATTGGTGGAGAAGCAAGGATTACATCTGATGGTAAACTTAATCTCAAGGGTTCAACTGCCGTACTGCAAGGTGCAGTGATCGATCTTCCAGCAGCACAAATTAATATGCAGTCAGGGTCTGCTGAATCGGCTTCTGGAACAGGATTAACTGGCGGTGGAACAGCACCAACAGAAACAGAAGCAGCTGCTGCAAATGCGGCAACTCAACAATCTGCGAATACTGCAGCTGCAGCAGCTGCGAATACTGCTGCAGCAGCGAATACTGCTGCAGCAGCGAATACTGCCGCGAAATCTGATGATCTCCAAGAAGTTACAGTGACTGGTAAAAAAGTAGGAGCAGAGACTAAATCTACATTTGCTAAAGTTGTTGATGGAATATCAACAACTGTTAACTCTATTGTTAAAACGATTGGAAAGGTTGCAGATTCAATCATTAAAGATTTTAACACAGGCAGTTTAGGTGCATCAATAACAAAAATTGCAGCATTTGCAGAAAATGTAAATGACAATAAGGGTGTAATATTAGGTTTAAAATCTGATCTAAAAAATGATTTGCTTGGCAAAATAGGTAAAGTTGCTTCGGGTGCAGCTGATAGAAATATAGAATTTAATCTAGATTCAGATATAACTAATGCAATACAAAAAGTAAATAAAGCATCTAACATTGTACAAAAGGTTAGCAAACATCTTTATCCTAAATCAGAAACTACACTTGAAGAAGTTAAAGTGACTGGTAAAAGAACTACACCAAATACATCGGGTGGATAATGGCTGCGATTACCATACCATGTCCAAATACGCTACTTCCAACTCCTGCAGACTTGACCAATATATTCAAGCAATTTGCAAATATACCTTCTCTAATTCAAGTTGAGATTGAACAAATAAGGTCTGAAGCTGAGAGTGCTGTTCAAACTGCAGTTCGAAATGCTATTTTGGAAAAAATTGCTCCATATGAGCAAAAGATACAGCAGGTGAGAACTATACTGGATAATGTTGAAAAGGTTCTCGGAAATTTTCCTGTATCTGTAAGTAATCCTGTATTCCCAGGTCATAAGATTCCCGATATGCAATGGGAGAGAATTATTACTGCTTTATGTAATGAATACCATCTGTATGTTCAAGCGAAAATAATGGAATTGATCGACACAATTTTACCAATTAATCTTGAAATCACTGTTCTTGGAATTAATATCAATCCAATCAAACTTTTTGCTGATCCAGAATACAGAGCGCAATTAAAGGCTCAGTTCGCCGAGAAAGCCGAATTGTACATGAGCCTTATTCCTGAAATCTATAGAACATTTGAAGGTACTCTGGGGATATTCTCGCGTGGTATTCAGGCTGATGCGATCTTTGCCTATATTATGACGAAACTTCAGAACGGTGCATTGACTCTAATTTACGATGCTCTTGGCGGATTGATTAAGCAATTTAAAACAATTTGGGATGCTTTGCAGCTACCTGCTCTCCCAGCGTTATTAGATTTAAATGTTGAGGGTATACTCAATGCATTGATTGGCGCTCTCAAAACACAGTTGAATTCTCTAAAACAAAAACTATTAAATGCCCCAGCTGAAATCGCCCAAGAAATTGCAGAACAGATGTTGAGTATTCAGAACAAAATACTTGAGACTTTGAAGTCTCTGTCGATCGCTGATTTAGTATTTTAGATTTGATTGGCGGAGAGATTGAGAGTTTTGTAGAGAGCATAGAACAGAAAATCGATAGGCTCGTCGAGGCAGCTCGAAACTTCGGTGAAATTTGGCCACAATATCTGATAAAACAATGGATGGCAAAAGTCACAGCGTTCTTTAACGCTATTGGATTATCTGCTTTGACTCAGTTTGTA